GGATTGTATAACGTGTTGTAACGGTGGAATTTTATCATCATTCCATTTACGCCACCATTCTCGCTTAATGATCGCTCCTTCTTCTGAAGTTGGTTTTTGCATCCACTGTGCATTCCATTTTGCAACTGGAAGCGTTGCTTTTACTTTTTCTAGCTCTTCTAAATTCCAATATTCTGGCCAAACGGGTTTGGTCCCTGATTCGTGGTCCAAGAGCGCCGGAAATTCGACCACGTGCCACTGATCTGCCTTTGCTTCCTTTTGATGAGCCAATAACATGCCCGTTAAATCTTTTGTTGACCATCTTGTCATAACGCAAACGATTTTTCCGCCTGGTTGAAGTCTTTGACGTGGTCCTGAAGTGTACCATTCATATGCATTTTCCATTGCGCCCGCGGATAACGCATCTTGCTCCGAGTGCGGATCATCTATGATTAATAAGTCAGCACCCCGTCCGGTGATGGCACCGCCGACTCCAGCTGCGAAATATTCACCGCCTTGTGCTGTTTCCCACCTACCAGCGGCTTTGGAATCTTCTTGTAATGTTGTTTTAAAAATTTTTGCATAGTCTTCACTATCAATTAAGTGCTTGGCCTTACGACCAAAACGAATGGCTAATTCACCCGTGTGCGTGGCTTGAATGATTTTGAGTTTTGGATTACGGCCCACCATCCACGATGGCAAAAGATAGGACGCAAATTCTGATTTGGTGTGCCTTGGAGGCATGTTCACGATCAATCTATTAATTTTTCCTTCTGCTAGATCATTAAATTTTTTTGCAATGTGTCTGTGATGCGCGCCTTCAATAAACTCGGGCCAAACGCACTTAACAAAACTTAAAAAATCACTTTTTGCTTTATTTTGTATTTTTCTTTCCGCATGCATGACCTGAAGTTGTTTGAATTGCTTTCTAACGTCTGCGGGTAGTTTACTAACGTCTACTTGGTTTAAATTCATTTTTTTAAAATTTTTTTAGCATCACTATAGATGTTCAAAACGTTTTTAACAGCATTAACTCTCCAAATCAAGCAATTCAACCTAAAGTTGTGGGACCCCTTTTTAAAAAAGGGTGTAAGGGGGTCTTGATCTAATCTAGTTTGGAATTGGGTTTGGTACCTCTATTGCAACGCCCGTGAGGGCGTTGCACTTATGCTTATGCTTATGGTTGGTAATTAGTCTAGCAATGTCATGTAAGCTTTAGCATTTAATCTACTAAACTTATCTAATTTCTTTTGCATTGAATTATATTCCTCATCTCGTTCATGTTCCTTGATCTCAATGTATAACTGATGTTCTTCTGGTGTTAACATCTCCGATTGACCTGAGTAAGGATTAGTTGCTTTTATTTTATCTGTCATTCTACCTTTCGTTTAATGTGTAACTTGTATCACGATATTGTTCTTCGGTCAATGGTCTTCGTTCCTTGGTCACTCTATTAACAAAGTAATAATTATCAGGTTTATTATTCCACCCATTATAATCATAATCTTTAATCCATGCATTATCTTCTGTTAAATGTTTTACTTCTGTTGTTCTTCCAAAATGATCAACGGCTCTTGTTCCATACTTATTAAACCAATCATTATAACAACGCGTGTCGCAAAACTCGTTATAGACTAGCCATGATCTTCTTCTCGTTTGATTTGTCTTATTGCCTTTAGGTCCTTTAACTCTATCCTTAGTAAAATAAGTATGACACTCCGGACCTTGGCACAATTTTAGTTCACTCATTTTTATCCTCTCTTAATTCGCCAATACATTTAGCATGACTAGCCAAAACTTTTTCAAGTTTAGATATTCTTTGTTCAAGTTTATCAACTACTTTAAATAAAATACCTATTTGTTCTTCTAGTTTTTCTTTATTCATTGTTAACTCCTAAACTATAAATTGTTTGAGCAAGTCCACCGAACATAAGTAATAGTCCAACTGTTTGATCCCCCTCAGGATATACTCCAACAAATAATCCAAAGCCAAATAGTAATAAACCTAACGTAAATAAAATTAATTGTATTATTGATGTCATGCTTTCCTCACAGTATAGTTAACTGCTGTTCTTGGGTGTTCTGCCTCAATATCCCAAAAGTTATAACAAGGGTTGCCGTTCTTATCTTCCCATTGTCTTGATTTAAATTCCTCGTGTTCATCTGCACCTAAAAAAGTACAAACTTTTTTTCTGCTTTTTACATACCAAGTAAAGTATTTGTTTGTATTATTTGTCATAAGCTTTCTTCTTTCTGTTAATGACCTATCCTATCATTGATAGGATAGGTTTGTCAAGTGCTAGTTTACACTTTGATTTTGTTGTTTTTCGTACAACATTCTTTCTTTTATTTTATCCTCTCTAGTAATGTTTTTGTTCTTCATACCCCTTATTCTTTCAGCAAGATTTTTAGGGTTATAAATTACTAGACCACCACTATTACATCTAATAATTTCTGCGTCATTTACAGATAGACCTAACTCAGTACAAAGCTCAATCGCCTCGTCTAAATATTTATATCCTTTTAAACCCATTTTGATTTCTTTCATCTGGTTTAAAATTGATTTGATCCATTTATAATGTGCCATGATTAACTGACCTTTCTTCTGTTGCCACATTTCAAAAGTTTTAAATTCTTCTCTTGAAACTGCAATTTGTCTATCACGACAATACTCACGACCAATTAAATCTAACTCATATTCCTTATCCCATTTATCTGCGTATGATGTTAGATTATCTCTACCACTTGAACTACCAAGATACTTGTCATTAGCATCTTTGAATTTTTGTTCATGTGGGTTTCTGTCTTTGCCTTCCATTTCGATTGTAATGTCAGGGTTGCATTGGTCTTGTGCTTTTAGTTCATCACGAAAATAAGCATAGCCAAAATCTCTACTTTCTGGTCTATAATTATCATCATCTTGTCTATCAGTTCCGTCAATGTCGCCATTTAATCTGAAATCAAAATGTTTAGTGATGTATTTATCCTCGTCTCTATCTTCATGCACTTTTCCAACTTCATCACTTATCTTGCCCTCATATCCAAAATGAAAACAACTATCTTTTGCAATCGTATTTACATTAGGATATTTGTCTTGCAAGTAATGTGCCATATCAACATCTTTTTTTGGATATTGTCTTGACACACATAGTTTGGCAAGTTCCCATACTTTGTCTTGTACTCCTTTAAAGTTTTCTCGTAATTGAAAAAACTTTTCTTTTTCTTGTGTATCTTCTTGTTCCAAGTGTACTCGCATACGATTAGCGATTTTATTTCTATACTCTTGGTTTAGTCTTATTCTACTCATTTTTGCCTTTCTGTTATTTTGCATAATTGAAAATTATCACTTGACAATTCCTTTGTCAAGCATTATGTTGGATAGATAGGCTCCTGAGATATGAGCCTTTATAATAACGGTCTCGGGACAACTTCTGGTTGTGAAGTAATTTTACTTCTAACCTTACCAACAACCAGAACTGATCCCTGATCCAATGTGGCAAAGTAGGACGTAAAGCCCACGCCATTGGATCTGGGATCAGTGACCTAAGGTCAACTATGCAGAGTGGCGATCCCACTTTAAATATTGGGTGTTGACCACTGATCCCAGATCTATGTTATTAGTGGGCTAAGGCACATGCAACCGGCCCGTGAAGAGCATGGATCTGGGATCAGGAATAATGAGAAAAAATCGGCCCCATGCGGTGCACCTATACATCGGGCTAGGTTTTGCTCTTATGCATTCTTAAGTAAATGCATAAGGGTTAATATGAAAAATTAAAAAAGCTGCAAGCCGCAAGCTTGACAATGACTAAATGATAATATAGGATAAGAAAAACAGAAAGGAAAAAATGAGCACAAGAAGTAATATAGCAATAGAACTGCCAAAAGACAAAGATGGCAATAAAAGAGTAAAAGTTATATATGTTCACAGTGATGGCTACCCTTACGGAGTTGGCAAGATCTTAGTTGACAATTATAACAGAAGAGAGTTAGCGGAACTATTATTCAATTATGGTGACGCCAGTTATTTAGGCGATACCATTGACGAGTGTAGTTTCTACGGTCGCGACTGGAACAGGAAGGAAGACCCAGCAAAAACTTATCGCGATGAGTGGATGTTCATGAGACATATAGGCGGAGATGCTTTTATAGAATATATTTATATATTCAAAGATAATAGATGGCATGTATCCGAATTAAAAACTGCTGACACTAAAAACGGTTATGAAAATTATGTTGGGTATCATACCAAGTTTGAGCCTGTTATTACAAACAAGGAATATATCAAATATAAAGATAAACATGAGAAACACGCCGAAGTTAAAATGATCTCTAAAATTGGAGACATGTTGAAGGGTGCAGGGTTCGATGATGACAACGTTGTGATTCAAGGTGGAAGTGCCAAAAAATCAAACTAAAAAGCAGGACCGAGCGGCAGCAATGCCGCTTGGCCAACTAGTTAAAAAAATTAATAAAGAAAATGCGCCACCGGATGGTTGGCGGCCTGAAGATAAAGTTGCAAGCCTCAAGCTCCAAGCTCCAAGCTCCAAGCTCCAAGCGCCACGAAAAAGACACAATCATGAATTAATATGAAATTAGAAAGTATGAAAGTAAAAGAAGCAATTAAAATTACAGGCTCCATGACCCGCACAACCAAGATGCCGGGCCTGTCATATAGCCTGCCGGCCTGGGAATGCCAAACAGGCGCCAAGCTGCGACTGGTCCCTGGCACACCCTGCCATGGATGCTATGCACTAAAAGGAAATTATATTAGATATCCAGCAATTAAAAAAGCACAGTATAAGAGACTGGGCAGCCTGGTCCATGACTCATGGGTCACGGCTATGGTAGCACAAATTAAAAGACAGAAGTGGTTTCGATGGCATGACGCCGGCGACCTTCAGTCCGCGGACCACCTTAAGAAAATTTTTGAAGTATGTCGACAAACACCTGGCACAAAGCACTGGCTGCCAACACAGGAGAGACGCTACCTGCCGCTCCCGGGCTCAACGGTCCCTGATAACTTAGTTATAAGATTATCCAGTAGCAAGATTGACGGGCCCAGATCCACGGCCTGGACGCATACATCATCAGTGGTGACAAAGAGCGCAAGCTGCCCGGCACCTGAACAGGGCGGCAAGTGTAAAGAATGTAGAAATTGCTGGAATAAAAAAATTAAGCATGTATCATACGGAAAACATTAATGTCTGGGTCACTATGAATGCAAAGCTAGAAGCTCACAAGTTGTGCACACGCGATCCGATCATAGGACCTGGGCTCCAAACTAAATGACCTATTACCATCCTAAATATTACGCGGAGATGAGAGCTGAGAGGAGGAAGCTCCAGGCGGCAAGCCTCAAGCCCCAAGCAGCAAGCTTCAAGCTCCAAGCCGCAAGCGTCAAGCTCCATGATTCGTGAACCACGAAACATTTGAAAACGATTCACGGCTCTTGGACCAAGGGCCTCGACCAAGATAAAACTATTCTTTGAATGTTGCACATGCCATGCAATTTGGTGTGGTGAAAATCGAATTTTTCTACCCTTCGTTACTTTTAGTTCTACAGTGAAAAAGGTGCCAGAATTATTATAACCCAATAGATCAGGCATGCCAGGAAGACTAAGGTTTTCAATCCTATTCCAGATAATTTGTGGTGTAAATTCTTTAAGTTTTTTATATAGTTTCTGCTCTTCACCCACTAATTTTTAGGGGTAACTTTGTCTTTATCTTTTCCATTAGTTTTTGGCTTTAAAGATACTAACATAGCAACCAAAGTGAACACTTCATTGTACGGTTTTGTGGACAAATACGCTAACAATTGTTTTCTTTGCTCTATAGTTATTTCCATTTTTACTCCTTCCTAGTATGGTTTAATTAATTTATCGTCCATATGTAATTTCTTTTCTTTCTGAGTTTTTAAAACTAATCTTAAGCCGGGCTGACCAATTATTGTGTGCTCTTGCACTTCCATTCTTGTAATGTCTTCAAGGAAGCCATCCTTCTCAACATAAATTCTAGCATGACTAATGGCATTGCCTTTAAGTTTATCTGTGAAAGTTCCTAAGAACTGTTGTAAATCTTTAACAAGCATTATCTCTTGATCCCTTAACACGCATACTCATATACTCGGACATCTGTACTTTTAAATCTTTAACTTCTTTCTCTAGTCTTTTTCTATCAGTTATTTCAGCACCCAATATGCTTCTATGCTGCTCACTGATTAGCAACATATCTCTAATACGCATACGCAATTCCTGTATGAGTTTATCTTTTGCTCTCATTTCAGGCGAGTTCATTCCAATTCCTTTTATAATAGTTGTTTCACCCTCAGCTTCTCTAACTTTATCTTTTAATTTTTTATTCTCTCTTTGAAGTTTATCATTAATGTCAAGTGCTATAGATAATGACTTTTCTAACTCTTCAACTCTTCTAGTCAAATCTAATTCTCCTCTATCCTCTTTCATAGCTGCCATAATACAAGTGCCGCTTCGACTGAACGTGTGTTCATCTTCATAAGTAGCATCATCAGCTCTTTCATCGAAATCATCTTTCATATTGACAATATAGTCGTGTTACCCTAAATTGTCAACATGGGAGTTCCAAAAAGATTAACAGAAATGCAGAAAAGATTCGCTGAGTACATAGTATTTAACGAGGGTAGGACTACAGGTGCAGACGCAGCTATCGCTGCCGGCTATAGTGAGAAGAGAGCAAGAGTGGAAGCATCAGAATTACAAAATCCAAGACTATCACCACTGGTAGTGCAATATATAGGTGCATTACGAGAAGAAAAATTAAAAAAATATGAAGTCACTTACGACAAACACGTAGCAGAACTGGGTAAAATTAGAGAGGAGGCTTTGAAGAAGGGGGCTTTTTCCGCTGCGACCAACGCAGAAAAGAATCGTGGCATGGCTGCAGGATTATATATAGACAGAAAGATAATAAAAACAGGGAAGCTAGAAGACCTAACAGAGGAAGAACTAGAATTAAAAATGAAAAAAATATTAGATGATTACGCACCAATTCTGAACGCGAAGCAAGTCGAGGCATTACCAGATGAAGTTACCGAGGTATCAAAGTCAGAAGATAAAAACAAGAAAGCAAAAAAAGTATTAACAGTGAGTAATACGTAAAAGGACCCATTAACTTATCTTAACTATTTTCTTAACACATGCAAGAGGAATCATTGTTCTGTCACCGAACGTAAGACTACCATCATCGTCTCTATCATAAGAAGCAAAGAGTTTGATTGCATATCTATCTCTGTTGTACAACCACCCTTCATTAACTGGTGCAGCAAGTTTCATTTTATTAAACTGCTTGTCATCAGCCCAGCCACTGTCGCTTAGAATATCAATCCACTCAACTCTGACCTTTGAATAAGGGATAACGTCTTTGACGTTTTGGCTTAAGCTTAATCTTCTTTTTGTTTTTCGTGGCATAATAATATTTCGAGTTGTGTTTCTTATTGAACCTATCCCAAAACTCCTTCTCTGTCATCATGTTAATTTTCTCTATAAGAGATCTGACAGATAAAAAAGAAAAAAGAAAACTGCTTTGCGCGCGCGCGAAGGCACCCTAGAGTTGTTTTATGCGGTATTTTGAATAACTGACAAAAAATTCTGTCATTAAAACATT